TCGGCGCGACTACCGAATACGTGCTGCTGCAGTGGAATGGCTCGGCGTGGCTCGTGATCACCAACTCTGGTATCACCGTCGCGTAACTCATAGTCTACCGATCCGACTCAACGGATCGGCGTTGTCGTAGCTACCGAGGAGGCTCACATGTCTGCGATCGACCTAGCGACGCTTCGCCAGATTGTGCGCTTCCGCGGTGACTACCAGAACGTCCGCAAGTTCCCCGACGCGGATCTCGATCGTGAGATCCAAGGTGCGTTCGGTGAGTTCTACGAGCTCGTCGCCGACACGAACGAGGGCTGGTGGGACGCGTCCGCGCAGGTCACGACGGTGTCCGGGCAGGACTACGTCGCGCTCCCAGCGGACGCATGGCGCGTCCACGGCATCGACCTGCTCGACAGCGGGGACTGGGTCGAGCTCCTGCAGGTTGGTCGCGCCGACCGCAACCGGTTCGGTACCGATACCGACGAACCCGAGGCCTACCGCCTGACCGCGCGCGGTATCGACCTGATGCCGACGCCAAACGCGGTGTACACGCTGCGCGTTACCTACACCCCGACCGCGCCCGCGCTACAGGAGGCCCAGCCTCGTGAGTGGTACAACGGGTGGGACGAGTACGTCGTGACCGCGGCGCTGCTCCGGCTCGACCAGCGCGAACAGCGCCCCGTCAACGAGCGCGTCGGGATCCTGGACCGGTTGAAACAGCGCGTAATTGCGGGCGCGTCCCGTCGACGCGGGCAGGAGCCCGACTACCTGCCCCTGCGCGAGGGCTGGTCTGACTTGTCGCCTCGCGATCGTGGGGTGTTCTAGTGGCCGGTCGTCGCGCGGTCGTCGCGCGCCCGGTGGCCCGACTCGTCTCGTCCGACGTGTCGGACCTCGCGACGTCGCGCGCGCTCGACCAGGTGACCGACGCGATCCACGTCCTCCAGGCCACCGGTCGCCGTGACGTCGTGACCTACGACCTCGTGATTGGGTTGAACCGCGTACGGCACGGCCTCGGTCGACCGTGCGTCGGCTACACGGTCACCCCGCGGCTCGCGACGCTCGCGTTCGGTCACGCACTATCGACGCAGGTCAACCCGCGTCCAGACCTCGAAGTATGGATCGATGTCGTCGGCAGTGACATGCCCGGCGCGATCATCGAGGTGTTCTAGTGGCGACCAAACTCGTTACCGGAGACTTCAGCGCCACGCGCGCCGGGTTCGCACCGGCGAGTGGTGGCGGCACTACGAACTTCTTGCGCGCGGACGGCACGTGGGCACCGGCGTCCAGCGGCGCACCGCTCACCGATGGTGACAAGGGTGACATTACCGTGGCGAGCTCGGGCGCGGTATGGACGATCGATAACGATGCCGTGACGCTCGCTAAGCTCGCGGACATCGCGACCGCGCGGGTCATCGGCCGCGCGACATCCGGAACCGGAGATCCCGAGGTCTTGACCGGAACGCAAGTCACCGCACTTCTCGACGCGTTTACCAGCGTCCTGAAGGGGTTAGTCCCGGCGAGCGGCGGGGGCTCCACGAACTTCCTGCGCGCGGATGGGAACTGGGCGGTCCCTTCTGTGCCGATCTCGACACCATTCGGGGGTAATATTGTATCGCCGGCCGATATCTCCGCGACAACCGATAACTGGAATGCATTTGGTGGGGACGCGAATGCAACGCTCGTTCGGGCAAAGACTACCGGCGCAGCGCAGGATATCACCGGTATGACTGGCGGAACAGCTGGGCGTGTGTGCGTGGTGTTCAATATCGGGACGAGTGGGAACCTGACGTTCAAGCGAGTGAACGCCGGATCGTCCGCAGCGAATCAGTTCGGGGGTCCGGTCGGGGCCGGTGATATCTCAGTGCCACCCGGCAATTCACGTTTCTTCTGGTATGACGGGACCGATGCTGTCTGGCGCCCGATTACGTGAGGTCATGAGATGACGACACTACCCAACATGAGCATCGTACTACCTACCCTGGGTGGGGACCGCGGGACGTGGGACGACAAGCTCAACGCGGCCTTGATGCTGATCGACCCGCATGACCACACGTCTGGTAAGGGCGTGCAGGTCCCGACGGCTGGCATCAATATCAATGCGGATTTGACATTCGCTGGGTTCGGCGCGATCAACCTCGGTCGCGTCGCGTTCACCGCCGTGACGGCACTGTCGAGCGGCTCGAAGGCACTCTTCGTGAGTTCGTCGGACAACGAGCTCTACTGGCGCACCAACGCCGGTGCGAACGTGAAGTTGACGAGTGGCGCCTCGCTTAATACGTCGCTCATTGGTGGTATCGCGGGAGACTACGCTTCGGCGGGGGCGGAGGTCGCATACGACGACTCTGAGGATCGCTACACGTTCAAACAGCAGGGCTCTCCGAAGCCGTGGGCGCGGGTGGCATCCGGTCCGGTTCGAATCCACGAGTTCGGCACCACCGAGAGTGTCTATGTAGAACTCGCGGCACCGGGGGCGCTCGGAGCATCCTATACCGTAACGTTGCCGACGGCCGCGCCTGGATCAACGTCGATCCTTCAGATGGATTCGTCCGGTGTGGTCTCGGCGAGTAACACCGTAGCAAATGCGGTGTCACTCGGATCGACGCTTGGCGTGACCGGGCTCATCACTGCGACTGCCGGGCTAACTGCAGCCGCGAATCAGCACGTGACGGTGAGCGGTACCGGGGAAATCAAACACGGCGATCGAGTGATCGCGATCGGTGCGGCGGCATTCCAGCGTTACGGTGCTAGTGCGTTCGCTGTACCGTCCGATTTCTGGAGCTTTGCGGCGCCCCCAAACGATACAATTCAGGCCTATGTGCCGTTGAGACAAGGCGATCGAGTCAAATCGATCACATGGCATTTCAATAAAGGTAGTTCCAGTTCGGCGCTGGTAATGTCACTGAGAACTCGAAATGGGACTACGGATGCTGCTGTCGACAGCCTATCAGACGTGACTAATGGCGCCGCCTTCACGTCCGTGACGCGTAGCGCTATCAATTACACAGTGGCATCCGGTGATGTCCTACTGTTGCGTGCACAGGCCGGTAACACCGCGCACCAGTTCTCACATGCACTGGTTACCTATGATCGCCCATGACACATGCGGTCGCCACCGGTGCCCCGCAGTAGCAGACCTCATCTTCACATGGAGACCAGGTCTCGTGATTTCCGGACGGGGCTTCCGGGCAGCCTAAGGCGGCGCAGGTCGGAAGTTCCTCATCCAAACATCCACTCAACATCATTCCAACACATAGCCAAATCCACATGACTTCATAGTCGGCATTTTTCCGAATAGGTCAAGTACCAATGGCACTCCAGGAGCAGCACGTCGCAGTCAAGTTCGCGGGCGGCATCGAGACCAAGATGGACTCGAAAGCCGTGCCAAGTGCGAAGCTACTCGCGCTTGAGAATGGCGTGTTCACTCGCGCTATCTCGATTCAGAAGCGTAACGGTTACGAATCCTTGGCCATCGCGGTGGATGGGTCGGCTACAGACCTAACCAGCGGCGTAGGGCTTGCTACGCGAGACGACGAACTCCTGCAGTTCACCGCAGCGCGGTGTTATAGCTCACAGTCTGGCGTCGCTCAGTGGTCGGACGTGGGTCCGGTCCTGTCAGTAGATGCCAGCGAGCGCTCCGTAGTCCGAACCGGGACGCAGCAGACCATGCCGGACCACGCGACCCTGAATGGCGTATCAGTCTACGCGTGGGAGGATAGTGCCGGCGGGGTATGGTGGACGGTGCGCGATGCGGAGACCGGGCGGGTCTACCGTGCACCTACGCAGGCGAACTCCGGCGGTCAGCGCCCCCGCTGTGTCGCGGTTGGTGACACACTCCATGTCTACTATGCCGTTCCGGCAAACAACCGGATCGATATTCTTGTAATCAACCCTGCTACTCCGTCGGTTTCTGTCACGCCGTCGATCCTGGTCGGAGACCTCGACTCAACCACAAATGCCTATGACGCATGTCCCACGACTCGCGCGGGCACACCGGCACTTATTGCGTGGCATGAGCGAGCCACCACGAATATCCGAGTCGGTTACGTCGATGTCTCGGGTGTGCTGGGTTCCGGGGTGTCTGGTCACCCTTCGGTTTTTCGCGAGACGTCTGTGTTCGCTGGGACGTGCGTAGCCGTAGCCTATCTACCAGCGATCTCACCCGCTCTCGAGGAAATCGCGATTGCTCGCGTCATCAGTACCAACGACGTCCGGGTCACGACCCTCGTGCCCGGTGACTCGATGACCCCGATTTCGGTCCGGGCACACACCGGGATGGGGCTAACGATCTCCGACGACCAACGTATTACAGCTGCCTACACGGTGGATGGCACGAGTACGCTGTGGGTCGCGATCGAGGAGAATGCTGTCGAGTCTACCGAGCACTTCTGTTACGTCAATTCGGTTGCAAACGGGTCGACTGACAGTACGGCAATTCGCACCATCCCTTCGGTCGGACTCGCGTCGCGCGCGTTTCAAGCCGGAGATGATGCTGATGTGTTTACGTATTTCGTACACGACGCGACGTACTTCAACGTTTACCTGGCGCTGCGTCTCTCCGACCAGATCTGCGTCGGGCGACAGGTCGCGGGCGGTGCGACCGGAGTACCGCCGAGAACGCACCTCTCTTCCGCGCATGTCGCGGACGGCGTCACAAGTACGTGCCTGCCTCAGCGAACTCGTCTGCCTAGCGAGAATAACGACCAGTTTGGTGAGACTGGCCTGTATCTACTAACCCTTGATTTTGAGGCGGCTGCGCATCAAACCGCCCAGCTCGGGCGTGGACTCTACATGGCCGGAGGGTGCCCACAGCACTACGACGGGCGTGCGTGGACCGAACAGGGGTTCCACGTCGGGCCCGAACTAATCGGGACCTTTGTGGCGTCTGGTGGGTCGATGACGAGCTCGACCACCTATCTCTACCGTGTATGGTACGAGTGGACCGATGCACAAGGCGAAGTGCATCGAGGGCCGGAGAGCGTCGGGACCAGCGTCGTGATGGGCGGAAGTGATACGCAGGTGACTTTGACGTTACCAACGCTGCGTGTGACCAAGAAAACTAATGTGAGGATCTGCGTCGCACGTAGTCTCGCAGGTGATACGACTCGTCTGTTCCGCGTTACGTCACTCGATCCTACGACTGCGGGGGCGACGAACGGTTATGTAACTAACGTAGCCACTGTTAATTCGGTCGCTTTCCTAGACCGGATGAGTGACGCTGATCTACAAGAGCAAGAGCCCGTTTATACAACTGGTGGGGTGCTGTCAAATGACCCGACATCGGTCGGTTCCGTTGTAGTGGCAGCGAATAATCGACTCTTCTTTTCGGACACTGCAGATCCCAATGTGGTCCGTTACAGCCAGGAACTCGCAGAGGGCTATGGTGTAGAACTCGCCCCCGAGCTTGTTGTTAGGTGCCCGCCGTTTGGTGGCGCGGTTCGCGCTCTCAGTTCGATGGACGGCAAGATCATCGTGTTCAAAGAGTCTGCCATTATGGTGTTCACCGGAGACGGTCCGCCCGCGAATGGTAGCACCGCGGTCTCTGGTTTCTCCGCACCGCAGCTCGTGACCTCGGACGTCGGGTGCACCGAGCCGAACTCTGTAGCGCTAATACCGACGGGACTAGTGTTCAAGACGGCCAAGGGAATCTATCTGCTCGACCGGTCACTTGCGGTGTCCTACGTCGGCGCGCCAGTCGAGGCGTACAACGACCAAACTGTTCGCCGGGCTACTGTCATGCCAGACCGGTCGCAGGTACTGTTCTTGACGGACTCCGGTCTGTCACTGCTCTATGACTATCTGTTTGACCAGTGGTCTACGTTCACTAATCATGAGGGCCAGGACTCCGCCGTAGTCGATGGGACTTACCACTACCTGCGTACTGACGGTCGGGTATTTCGCGAGACGATCGGACAATACTCCGATGATGGCCTACGGATTACCCTGCGATTTGAGACCGCGTGGATCCACGTCTGGGAGCACTTACAGGGACTCCAGCGTTTCTGGAAATTGCTGCTGCTAGGTACATGGGGTAGCCCCCACCAGCTCGGCGTCCAGTATCAGACCGACTACGAGGAGGGCTGGACG